ACAAGGTAATGCCATTTCCGGCAATCCAAATATTAGATATATAAATGTAGGCACTAGAAATGGACCTGTATCATAATAAGAGTAAAAAATTATGAGCGAAAAAATAAAATTAAAATATAAATTTAGAATATTGCAATTTAATAAAGAAGAACATTCCGTCATTGTTAGATATTATACAGATATATTGACCGAAGAAATGTTATGTAATTCTTTTGATGAAAAAGGAAGAATTTTATATCATGAAAATGGATATCCACTATCTTGTAGAAGCGATTATAATATAAATATTTATGACAATTTAAATCCAACTGAGGAAGAAATAATTCAACTTATAAAAGACTCAGTTCCTGATAAGTGGTTATATTTGAAAGAATGTATTATTAACAATAAAACAACAAATTTATCAAAATTTGAAAATATAATAGGAAAACAATATGAAATTGAAAGTATGATTAAAAATACTAATATTGAGATAACAAAAGAGCTAACACCTCTTGAAATTTTGGAAACGGGTGCCGGCATGAATCTTGATTGTTTTAAAGAGTTATTAAAACTCTCAGGAATAAAAGAATTAAATTGAATATTTTTGTAATGTTTAACGCGGTGATTAGAGATTTGATATGAAATATAACAACATTGTGAATAATCCTAAAGAAAGACGTAAGGCCTTTAATTATTATGTTTATTGGAATGGTGCCTTTTCAGATTGTGAATTAAATGATTTTGAAAATATATGTGATTCATATGAAAGAGAACGAGGATCGACAGTTGGTGAAATAGATAAAGAAGATTGTGAAAATGTAAGAAAATCTGAAGTATGTTTTATTGATAAAAATGACAGAACATCCTGGATTTTTGAACGTTTCAATCAGGTGATAACTAATATAAACAATGAATTTTACGGTTTTAATTTGAACGGATATGAAAAAATACAGTATACCGTATATAATTCAGAAAATCAAGGAAAATATGATTGGCATATGGATACTATTATGGGACCGATGCCAGATAATAATTTTGATGAGATAAGAAAACTTTCATTAGTCATGTTACTAAAAGAACCTATTAAAGATTTTTCTGGTGGTGAATTTGAATTGAATATTAGTAATGAAGAAAATCCTATGGTTCCAGAAATGTATAGAGGAACTATTATAGCATTTCCATCATTCTTAATTCATAGAGTGAAACCTGTATATCTAGGAGTCCGTAAGTCTATTGTCATATGGGTGGAAGGGCCAAAGTTCCGGTAAAGATTCCTAAATAGTATGAAATACCATATAAAGGGATCACTATGGCACAATCAGCACCAGCATCTAGAGAAGAATTCAAGGCCCTTTGCTTCCGTCAACTAGGTGAACCAGTTATCAAGGTCAACGTTGACGATGTGCAAGCCGAAGATTGTATCACTATAGCGGTTCAGTATTTCCAAGAATTTCACTATGATGGCACCGAAAGAACTTATGTAAAGCACCAGATTACCTCTGGTGATATTTCCAATAATTATGTTCAATTATCTTCCAGTGTTATAGGTGCCTCTCAGATTTTCCCAGTCGGCGGTACTAATCAATCAATGTCTTTCTTTGACCTTCGCTATCAGTTGCGCCTTAACGACCTTTGGGACTTATCCTCCACATCTTATGTCAATTATTCTCTAACTATGCAGCATATGCGTACCTTGGATATGCTATTCTCAGGTGAAACTCCAATTCGTTTTAACAAGGTCAACAATAGACTCTATATTGACTGGGACTGGAATAACGATATCACAGCGGGACAATGGATTGTTGTTCAAAGTCAGATTGTAACCGACCCTACTGCTTACACACGTTTTTGGAACGACCGTATGCTTAAACAATTGGGAACATCACTAATTAAGAGACAATGGGGTAATAATATGAAGAAGTTTGGTGGTATGCAACTACCAGGCGGTATCACTATGAATGGCCAGCAAATCTTTGAAGAAGCAGAAAGAGAAATCAAAGAAACGCAGGAAATGATTAGAAATACATACGAAGCACCTCCAGGATTTCTTGTAGGATAATATGGCTGTAAATAGATATTTCAATAATTTTCCATCCGAACAAAGAATCAACAATGAACATTTGTTGATGGAAGATATTATTGTTGAGTCCATACAGATTATGGGCCATGGAGTCTATTATATTCCAAGAGAAACCTTTGATGAAGGCGATATGGTCTTTGGTGAGTATTCTAAGAGTGCCTTTAATAAAGCATACCTTATTGAAGCATACCTCTCTAATGTAGATGGTTTTGAGGGACAAGGTGATTTCTTCTCCAAATTCGGATTAGAGATTAGGGACACGTCCAACTTCGTCCTTTCACGTAGGTCTTTTAGACAGATTGTACCAGGTTCATTAAGACAGAGGCCTCAGGAAGGTGATTTAGTATATGTTCCTATCCTTCATAAAATGTTTGAGATTAAATTTATAGAACATGAATTAATGTTTCACTCCATCGGTAAAAGATTACCATACGTATATGAGATGAGATGTGAAGCATTCCGTTCATCACAAGAACCTATTAATACAGGTGTTGAAGAAATCGACCAAGTTGCTCTCGATAATAACTATACAATGTCTCTTATATTGAATAATGGTGTTAATGATTTAGATTTTTTCTTAGGAGAACAGGTTTTCCAATCATCCAATGGTAATTGGAATGGTGCATATGTTTATGCAACCGTAAAACAATGGTATGCCTCCAATAATACTCTGTGGTTATACAATGTTGCCGGCAACTTTAGAAGTAGTGCTAATGTTATCGGTAATACCAGTCAAGCAATTTATAACGTTGCTTCTATCGATACATATGACCAATCTTCATACGATTTAACAGACAATGAGAATGTATATACCGATGCTGGTATTATACTAGACTTGTCCGAAACTAACCCATTTGGAACACCATAATGTTAGGTAATAGTCCATTTTATCATCAACTAACTCGTAAGGCTGTTGTTCTATTCGGCCGATTATTTGATGATATCACATTGGTTAGAAAAAACGACCAGACTCGTAAAGAAACCAGTCGTTTTTTAGTTCCTATTGTTTATTCTCCAAAAGAGAAGATGGTCACTCGTATCTTCTCCGATCCAGATTTGCTAAGACAGGTTCAAACTATTCTTCCTAGAATGAGTTTTGAGATTACTGGAGTAACATATGATGCAACCAGAAAACAAAATTCTTTATTAAGAGCAGCAAAGTCAAATACAACCACCCATGTTACGGCATCTTATATGGGTGTACCATATGATATCAACTTTCAGTTAAATATCTATACCAGAAACATAGATGATGGAACTCAGATTATAGAGCAGATACTACCATTCTTTAATCCAGATTTCACGGTATCTACCAATATGATACCAGACCTTGGTGCTTTAAAAGATATTCCTATCATTCTCAATAATGTAAGTAATGATATTCAGTATGAGGGTGATTTTGATTCGGTAAGATATGTTAATTGGACTTTAAACTTTACTATGAAGATGTATTACTATGGGCCAATATCATATCCAAAGATTATTCGTACCGTTTATGCCAATATTTACAACGACCCAAGTTTGCAATCCGGATATATAACTAGGATAAATACCTCATCTGCTAATGGCGTCTTTAAAGTAAATGACACCGTATATCAAGGTAATAATTACTATACCGCTACAGCAACCGGTATTGTTATAAGTTATAATAGCACATTAAATCAATTGGTATTAGGTGCTACTCAAGGTACATTTAGGGTAAATAATAGTATCCGTGCAGTTTCAACAAATGGTGTTTGCACATTAAGTTCATTCCATGCAAATCCATTAAAATTGGTTGAGATCATTATTAGACCAGATCCAATTGATGCAGAACCGACAGACGATTATGGATATACCACAGAAATATACGAATGGACAGGGTCGGATGAAGGAATACAATATATAGCCACTAGCGTGGATTCAATGGATATTAGCATAGACAATACATTCATCTCAGTAGACGAAGAGTAGGGAAAATGGCAGAACAAATTATCAATTTAGGCAATAGCCCTAACGACGGAACAGGCGACAAACTAAGAATAGCATTTACCAAAGTTGACCAAAATTTTGGTGAACTCTATGATACCGATAGAAATACGTCTAATACGGTCAATCGTGCATATAGTGTGGCCAATGCCGGTTTTGGTAAGGCCAATAATGCTTTGGCAAATGTATCAAATGTTACATTTGCCGGTAATTTATATTTTCCAAATACAGCATTAGTAAGTATAGGAACATTGAATCCACAAGTTCAATTTTCTGTTGTTGCCAATAACGCTACACAGGTTGCATTACCAGGTGGCCTTATTGATGGTACAGGTAATACAGACCTTAGTATTCAGTTAAACATAAGAAATAATAATCCTGGCATTAATGCTTCCTCCGACATAATTGCAACAAACGATGATGGTATTGATTATATTGATATGGGAATATGTTCTTCATATTATGGTAATCCTGATTGGAGTATTAGCGGACCAGGAGATGGTTATCTATTTGTTTCAAACAATACCCTTGCTATTGGAACTTTGGGTACGGATATTTTTAATAATTCTATCAAGTTTTTTGCTGCCGGTCAGTTAGCGGAAAATGAAATTGCTAGATTTCAATTTAATTCATTAATCTTCTATCCAAATGTTTTTGATATACCTAATACTGTTGACTATGCAGGTGAAAAGATTGTTGTTTGGAATAATGATACTGCAAATGTCTATAATTATTCTATTGGTGTTCAGCAGGATGCTATGTGGTTTGGTGTTGATGCTAATGCCAACTCAAATACAGGTTTCATATGGTATCAAGCAAATACCAAAATTATGGAACTTGGAAGAAATGCATTATTGGTTGTAAATAATAGTATTGCTGTGCAAAATCTTAAAGGACCTTATGCGAACGATTCAAGTGCATCATCAAATGGCGTAAGATTAAAAGAGTTTTATTACGATTCAACTGGTGTCGTTAGAATAAGACTAGTATAAATAATTAAATTAACAGCGGAAAAGGCACAATGGCACAACAATTTATCAATATAGGCACTATACCAAACGATGGTACCGGCGATGTAATGAGAAATGCTTTCACTAAGGTTGATAATAACTTTAGTGAACTATATTTTACATCTGCTAACCTAACATCAAATCTTTCTAACCTTTCCACCGCAGTTAATGTTTTTGAAGGTTTAATATATAATCAAGCCAGTGCTGCTTTTGATGTTGCTAATGCCGCTTTCAGTCTAGCAAATAACCAAGCAACTGCTACGGCGGCCGCCTATGATATGGCAAATACCGTAAACAGCAATTATCAAGGTGCTTTAACTAATGCAACCGCTGCTTTTAATCTAGCAAACTCATTTTCTGTAAAAATTAATACTAATTATACCACTACAAATTCCGCTTATGCCGTTGCTAATGCTGCCTTTAATTATGCCAATTCAATATCAAATACAGCATTAATTGCATTTACCGCAGCGGCATTTGATACTGCTAACGATGCTCTAGCATACGCAAGTGGTGCCTATAATTCAGCAAATGCGGCACTAACATATGCAACAATAATAAATTCAAATGTGGTATCTGCTTATAACTTTGCCAATGGTGTTTCTGCTAATACAACCGCTGCTTATAGAGTTGCTAACTCTGGATTTAATGTGGCAAATGTTGCATACGGAGCTTCAAATGCAGTATTCTTCAAAACCAATTCTTCATTTGCCGTTGCCAATGCCGCTTATGCTACTGCTAATGCAAAGGTAAACACCGTCAATGGTGTTGTAACAGGAACATTTACGGTCACAGGTACACATCAAATAACTGGTTCACAAATAATTACTGGTAATCAAAGCATAATAGGTCAGGCAGCATTTACAGGTCCTAATAATCTATTTGAGATTATAGATGGTTATATTTACCTTAATGGTACTTTGTGGAGTCCAACACCTCCTGGTACAATAATCTACACCGCCTCACAAACGGTTCCAACAGGATTCTTGGCTGCTGATGGTGCTACGGTCTCTAGAACAACATATGCGGCGTTGTTTGATGCCATTGGTACAACATTCGGTCAAGGTGATACTATAACAACATTCGGATTACCTGATTTGAGAGGTGTGTTCCTTCGTGGTTGGGATAATAGTAGAGGCATTGATACTGGCCGTTCATTTGGTTCCGACCAGTTAGACTTATTTAAAAGTCATACACATACCGATGCAGGTCATAATCATCAATATGCTAAACCAAGTACCACAACACAAGCTCTTGGATTTTCAGGCAGTAATTATACACATCCTCAATCGGCACCTAATGCTACTACTGAAAACGGATTTGCAAACATCCAAGCGACTGGTGGTTCCGAAACACGTCCGAGAAACGTTGCACTATTGGCTTGTATTAAATTTTAATAGAATGGTATTATTATGGGTATTGAGAAAAACTTATCAGATGCCTTAGGTATCGAGCACGAAGAACCGCCTAAAAAAGAAAATGAGGTGGTTGTTTATGAACCAGTGGCCGATGAAAACGACCAAGATGCGGACTATAGATTAGTCCGCGATACTCTCCGCAATCTTATTAATAAAGGCAGTGATGCCTTAGAAGATATAACATCCATTGCCCGACAGAACGAGTCCGCCAGAGGATTTGAGGTTGTTGCCAACTTAATTAAGACCGTCGGCGAAACATCAAAAGACCTATATAATCTTCAGAAAATGAAACGAGACTTAAAAGAACCTGCTCCAGATTCCGACCCACGTAAGAAAACTTCAGAAGGTATAAATGTGGAACAGGCAGTCTTTGTCGGTTCTACTGCCGAATTACTAGCAGCAATAAAGAATAAGAAAGAGGAAGATGGCTAGACTACCATTTTCATATCAATCAAATCCAAACCTACCGAATGAGCAGTATCGCCATTCTTTTACTCAAAAAGAACTTGATGAATATATCAAGTGTGCGGAAGACCCGGTTTATTTTTCTAAGAAGTATATCAAGATTATTAACGTCGACCGTGGTTTAATTCCATTTGAGATGTGGGACTTTCAGGAACGTATGCTACAGACGTTTCACGATAATCGTTTCTCTATCTGCAAACTACCACGACAGGTTGGTAAATCAACTACAAGTGTGGCATACATTCTACATCAAGTTCTATTCAACGAAAACTTTGTTGTCGCTATTCTAGCTAACCGTGCTCCAACTGCCCGTGAGTTATTACAGAAACTTAAACTTGCTTTTGAGTATCTACCTATGTTCTTAAAGCAAGGCATCAAAGAGTGGAACAAAGGTTCTATCTATCTCGCCAATGGTTCTAGAGTTCTAGCAGATTCCACCAGCGGTAGTTCTGTCCGTGGTTTCTCGTTCAACCTAATCTTTCTGGACGAGTTTGCGTTCGTTCCTAATAACATTGCTGAAGAGTTCTTTAACTCAACTTATCCTACCATTTCATCTGGTAAAACATCTAAGGTTGTTATCGTTTCTACACCAAACGGTATGAACTTGTTTTATAAGATGTGGACTAAGGCAGTTGAAAAGACCAGCACATATGTTCCTATTGAAATCCACTGGTCTATGGTGCCAGGCAGAGATGCTAAATGGGCAGAAGAAACTATACGAAACACCAGTCAACGTCAGTTCGACCAAGAGTTTGGTTGTGAGTTCCTAGGTTCATCCAATACACTAATTAATGGTGCTAAACTAGCAGCATTACATTGGAAAGAACCCATTGCTCGTATGGAATGCATGGACATCTTTGAGCAACCTATCGACAAACACACCTATGTTCTATGTGCCGATGTATCAGAGGGCCAAGGACTTGACTATTCAGCATTTTCCATCTTTGACGTTACAGAAATACCATACCGCCAGGTGGCTAAATATAAAAACAATGAAATTAGTCCTATGTTATTACCAGCGGTCATCTATTCGGCCGCTACAAAGTATAATGAAGCATTTGTCCTTGTGGAGATAAACTCAATCGGTCTTCAAGTGGCAGATATATTACACTTTGAATTAAATTATGAAAATCTATTAAAATTCCAGATAAAAGGTAAACAAGGAACACAGGCATCCGGTGGTTTTGCTGCCGGTAAGAATAGACTTTCCTTTGGTTTAAGAATAACAAATCAATCTAAAATGATTGGTTGTGCTAACCTCAAGACCTTGGTTGAAAATGATAAACTGATACTTAACGATGAAGATACTATAACAGAACTATTTTCTTTCTCTGCTACTAAGAAAACGTTTATGGCAGAAGAAGGTTCTAATGACGACCTTGCTATGACTTTGGTGCATTTTGGTTGGTTAACCGCTCAAAAACTATTCAAAGAGACGGTTTCCAACGATATACGACACGTTTTACAAAAAGAATTAGAATACCTACAAGATGTTGAAAACGTACCCTTTGGGTTTATTGATAATGGCATCGATGATCCTGCTCCTGAAACAGACCCTAGTGGAGATAGATGGTTGACCGTTGATAAAGAAGGTCTTTATATCAATCCGAACTGGGATCCACAATTATAATGGAAAATGTCAAAACACTAAATAAGTAGAAATGGATATAAAACACCATTCCAACCTATAAAAAGGAGTAAAAAATGGCAACTCTACTTTCACCTGGTGTAGCTTGGTCCGAAGTTGATCTAACGACCATTGTACCATCATTATCTACCACAGTTGGAGGTTTCGCCGGCAACTTTGTTTGGGGCCCTGTTAATGAACTAACAAGAGTTAGCAATGAAATTGAACTGGTAAACAGATTCGGTCAACCAGATCAAAACACTTTCACCTCATTCTATACCGCAGCAAACTTTCTCAGCTATACTCAAAATCTTTTAGTTGTTCGTGCAGCCGACCTAACAAAGGCTAATAACGCAACATCTGGAACATTACCAATCATCATTCAGAATGAAAACCAATATGAACTTGATTACCTGGATCTTTCAGCAGCTGCCAATACTGGTATGTTTGCTGCTCGTTATCCAGGTAATCTTGGCAACGGACTTAAAGTTTCTGTTTGGGCATCTGCAAATTCTACAGCATTTTCTACATGGGAATATGCTCCGAATTTTAATGGCGTTCCTGGAACATCATCTTGGACATCACAAAGAAACGGTTCTAACGATGAAATGCACATCGTTGTTGTCGATACATTAGGTCACTTTGGTCCAACACCAAACACCATTATTGAACGCTTCTCATATGTTTCTAAAGCATCTGATGCTACAAACGATGACGGAACATCAAATTACTATGTGAACGTAATCAATGAACGTTCAAAGTATTTTTATATTTTACATCATGCTCTAATGGCAAATAATACCGCTGACACCACAACTTGGGGTTTACTTGCATCAAACACCGCTTTTGCTCAAGGTAATACAAACTATACTGCCACATTAGCACTCGGTGCCGATGGTGCACCTACAGACGGTGATTTGACAAATGCTTATGATCATTTTGGAAACTCAGAACAAGCGGACGTTTCTTTGCTACTCACCGGCCCTGCTTCTCAGACAGTTTCCGAATATATCATTGACAACATTGCTGAATCAAGAAAAGATTTGGTAACATTCATTTCTCCTCCTTATTCAGCAGTTGTTAATAATATGGGTTATGAAACATCAGACATTCTAACATTCCGCAATCTATTCAACTCTTCTTCATATGCTGTCCTTGACTCCGGATGGAAGAAGCAGTTTGATAAGTATAACAATGTCTATCGTTGGGTTCCTCTCAATGGCGATATTGGTGGTCTCTGTGCTAGAACAGATTATACAAATGCTGCATGGTGGTCACCTGCCGGTCTTAACCGTGGTCTAGTCAAGAATGTAACACAACTTTCTTGGACACCAAATCAGGCAGATAGAGATACACTTTATAAGAATTCTATTAACCCTGTCGTAGCAATGTCAGGTGTTGGTACAGTTCTCTATGGTGATAAGACAATGACTGCTAAGCCATCTGCATTTGACCGTATCAACGTTCGCAGATTGTTTATTGTTCTTGAACAATCAATTTCTAGAGCTGCTAAGTATTCACTATTCGAGTTCAACGATGAGTTCACAAGAGCCCAGTTCGTTGCTTTAGTAGATCCTTTCCTTAGAAACATCAAAGGACAAAGAGGTATCTTTGACTACCATGTAGTTTGCGATACAACTAACAATTCACCTGAGGTCATCGACAGAAACGAATTTGTTGGTGATATCTACATTAAGCCAGCCCGCGCAATTAACTTCATTCAATTGAACTTTGTTGCTGTTGG